CTTTAGACTTGACCTTCTTGAGGGAGCGACAAATGATGTTTTGATCGATCTCGGAATCAACATTGACATCAAAGAAATATTCAACATAAGTAGGGTCCAGTTCTGGAAGTTGACCATCTGGGCGACCTGCCATTATTTGTGCCCTTCTTTCGTCAATAAGTTTGTTGTCAACAACTGTCTGAACTGGTTTGATGAAAGAAAGTTGTTCGAGGACTGGCTCGCCAAGGTTGCCGGTTTCGTCTTTTATTTCGAAGATCTCGATCTCAAAGTTCTCGTGGTCGAAAGAGGCGTTCTCTTCTTCGATTATGAAAAGAAGTTGATCCGGCCCAACGAAAACTTGGTAGTTGTCTGGGTAAGTTCTGCCCTGTGTTAGTGCTGGATCGAACTCGAACTTTGGAGTTGAGCCAACTTCCTCTGTGGAGATCTTGAACTCAACGTCAAGATCGATCTGTGGAATGTTGAGGAGTTGCTGGGAATAGTTGGTTATTGTGGAGGAACCTGTGTTTGCCGTGCGGACATTGCCGGTTAGGGAGTTTTCAAGGTTCTGGATCCTGCCTTCAAGGAAGCGGATCTTGTAGGCGGGCGTCTTTGTTGATTCGAGTGTTGTTGTGCCGAGGCTTTGTGGCATAACATTTAGTTTTTCATAAACACCGAGCCTCATTCTGTCCTGAATGTCGCCCACGCCATCAAACAAATATTCTTCACGGCCCGTAAAGTTGGTCTGTGTGGTCAAGTAAGGAGTGTCCTCTTGGATTCTTGACTCTGCGGAGTTCTTGTTTTCGGTTGTGATGCCGGCATAGTTGGCGTCATACATTACACCTTCGTCAAAAAACGCATAGTAGGTCGGTTTCCACCTGCCCTGCGAGAGCATATGACGACCATACTTGGTTATTTGGACATCTAAAACTTCTTCTTTTGAGTCAAAAAACTTCATTTTTTAGTCCTTTATCCGTCTGCGTCCTGTGTTTCAATGCTACCAAGCTCGTTCATGCCGGGTGCTGCGCGTTCCTGTCCGCCAACTGTGTTGTTCAGCGCCCCTGCTACTGCGGTACGTCCGCCTTCTAGATTGCCTGCAATCTCGCGTGCGGTTTGCGAAGCGGCGGTTTCAGCGTCCACAAAGCCCCCTGGTCCGAGAATTATTGGGCCACTTTCTTCAACAACATCGCCACCTTGTCTACTGGTGTCGACAGAGCCAGGTATTCTTTCAAAACCTGGGCGGAAACTTGTTTCTGCGAATACGTTTAGATCTCCAACAAATGTTCCTCCTGCTCCACGATCTGCGAGGGCCAACTCGTCAGGTAGATCGACGCGCTTGGCGCGAACCTTTCTTGTGTCTGGGATCTTCTTAAAGTCCATGGAAACTTCAAGTTGTGCAAGTTCAACAAGGGAGCAGAAGTCGTAAGGCCAGTTGTAGGTGTAGAATGGCATTGAGCGGTCCTTGTATTCGACATCCTCAAAGTAGTCACCACGGGCTCTTTGCTTGACTTTGAAGACCATCCACTGGATCTGGTTGTCCATGTCATCGTAAGGCATGTTTGCGGGCCTTGCTGCATTGGCCTCCTCAATGTCTCCAAGCAGTTCGTTTGCAAGAAGTTCGTGGCTTATTGTTGCGAAGGAAGCCTGTGCTTCTGTGCCAATGTTTGGAGTGACATTCTGCCAGATCTTGGAAAGGTCATCCTTTGTTAGTTCGTGCTTGAACTCAAAAACATACATTGAGACCGGTGTGACTTCTGGGTTGTTTACAAAGTCAAATGTTGGTGGGAAGACATATCTTTGCATTGCATTGACAAGGTTTCTGTAACTCTCGCCGGAAATGCGTGACTCTGGTTGCCTCGGGTCAAATGTTCTGTAGAACTTTCTCTCTCCATCAACGATCTTGAATGGAACGGCGATGACGGCTTCTCTCAAGAACTTGCGATTGCGAACCTCACCGATTCTAACTGGATCGGTGCTGAAACCGCAAATGTCTACTAACGATTGAACTTCTGGTTGAACATACCCAGAACCAGAGCCAATTGGCACCGAGTAACCATTGTAGTATGTTGCAACATCAGACTCGTTGTTCACATAACGGCTCTTGTTTAGTGAAGAAATAGTTCCGGCTGGATCTGGCACCAGCGTAGCACTTGGGTGTGTGTTAAGCCACTGACTAGGAATGTCAGTAATTTGTAGATAAACACCTTCACCATCAAGCGGGAGTCGGCCAAACTGGTGCCACATTCCTCTCGGAATACACGAATTCGCATCAGCATCATCGGTTACAGTTAATGTGTTGCTTCCTGTGCTAACATGGTTAAAATTGAGCATTGGTGTTTCAAACTTGGTCTGAATGGACCAGCGGCGACCTGCCCTATTCTTGCGGAAAATGTTGAGGCAAGAATCAAGTTGCATTGCCCACTCATTCATGAATGGACCAGAAGCCGGCCCGACATATGGAACCGTGGCCACGCCGCCCGTGAAAGACTTGACGTGGTAAGAAGAACCAGCAATGTTTTTAAGAGCCTCTTGATCATAGCGCCATTTTCTCGTAAAAGAACCGGCGAGTGGAGTATTATTGTTTTCAGAGCCGCTATTTGCAAATATTGCTGGATGGGGGGAGGCAAAGATTTCATCCAAAGTTGGTCTGTATTGTTCGCCGGTTTCGTCTGCTTTGAACTGGAAGATTTGTGGCGTACTACTGCTGAACTGTGTTTCCAGCCCTCTTGGGAAGAAAATAATATCAAACCAACATTCTCCGTCATAATATGGAGGAGTATGTGAACCATAGATTCCATTTGCTGGCGTGAAGTCATAGTTTGTCCCCGGAATTGTGTCTGCGCCTGGCCACAAGTTGTGGTTACCGGACACGTAGAGCGCTAACGGAACACCAAATGCACCAGGGCGGCTATACATCGTGAAGGTCTCTCTTGCTGCCCTCGTCTCAGTAGAGCCAAACTCTGGAGTGTTCTGTGGAACCTCAAAGTTACCCCACGAACCACTGAAGAGGCGAGACTGATCCATAGAGCGCCACATCTTGACTCTCATTCCGTATGGCGTCCCAGGAGTTACTGTTTTAAACTCTGTTTCCGGTAGAGACTCTAACTTTGTAAGTTGCCCCCTTGGTAAGAAGAAATTTACACTCTCAGCGAAGAAATTGTTGATCATCTTCTTGTATTTTGTTCCGCCAGTTCCATCGAATGAAACAACACTTCTTACTCTTGCCCAGTTGCTTGGCTCATCATCAGCAATTCTCTTGCTAGCAAGGTAATTATCCGGATCGATTATTGCTTCAAATGGTATTCTATCGTCCCACCCCTGAGAGTGGTCAACTACTCTGGAAACAGCATTTCTGCTTTCTGTCCTGTTACTTGACAGGATGGCATAAGAGGCAGATGTGATAAACTCGTTGAATTGTACTGGAACAGGGAACTGTGTCTCTTCATAGGTTATGCCCCTCTTTGGTGTATTACTGCCGGCAGTTACGGTCATGCCTTCTTCTAGAATTGGATAATCAACCGCAATACCTGACTTGATGGTGTTGTAAAGGATACCAGGAGCGAAAAGAGGCTTTAAGAAAGTTCTCAATGAGGCTCCCTCACCTAATTCTTGGCCACTGATTTTGTTTACAGAACCGCTGTAGTCTTGGATAAATTGTTCCACCATCTCCGTTGTTCTTTCGGCAGGGTAGAAGCCGTCGTAAGGAACAAACTTCTTGATCGCCTTGCACTTCAAGGTGATGGCGTGTGGATCCGCGATTCTTTCGTGGTCGTTCTTTATGAGTTCGAAGTGCTTCATAAAGTCTGAGTTTGTAAAGACCTTGAAGAAGTTGGCCTCTGAACTGTTTTGTGGAACTGTTGAAGCGGTTGGTGTTCCGAAAATGGAGAATAGTTTTTGGTTCTCTTTGAGGAAGTCGTCGGAGTTCGCATCGTAGAAGTCGATATGCTCGGAGATCCTGAACTCTGGGACGATGGAGTAGTCCTTGCCCTTGCTTCTAATGTCGGCAAAGTAAGCCTCGTAGTCGTCGTAGAACGGGTTGGCTGCGGAAGAGACAAATGTACTTGACGTTCCTTCATAAGCGCCGGCTTGTGTAGCGGCTTCCCAGAGGGCTTCACCACGGAATAGAGATTGTCCCGCTAAGATGTTTGTGTCACTAATCGGCGTTGCAATTTCTGGGTTTTGCATTCCCCATATAGGCATAACCGCACCAGTTAGGGGGTAAATTTGCTTCCTAGCATAGATCAGCCCTGGTCGAGCGTTTGAAGCTGTCCCTGCGTGATAATGAACATAGAGGTTTTGCAACTGCCCTGGACGAGTAGATGCGGAATTGTTTTGTCCTATCCCACCAAGGTTGTCGACTATTCCTGGGTAATACGTTGTAAAGTTTACGGCTGCGTCCAGCGCCCAGGCGCTTTGGCTTACCGTAATTTGTGCAACGTTTGTTGACTTCTTCGCCTCGCCCTTAGTGGCGCGATCTGCCCGAGCATCACGCCAGAAGTTGTTTTCAAAACTTGTTCTGCCTCGGATGATATCTCTGTAAATGTTTGCCCTGGACGGGTAAACGACTTCCGAATAGCGGAGTTCTGAAAGTCGCTTGATCGGAAGTGAAGAGTTCTGCTTGTTCTTTCTGCCATAGAGGTTTAGGAGAGTTCTGTAAGGCGTGTCCCTGAAGTCGATCTGTGCTCCGATCGCCTCGTTGAAGTCGGAGTCTTCGAAGAACGCAAGGTTGTTTCCAAAACTTGCCTTGACAACTGCGATCGAGTTTATGTCTTCGCCCTTGTCGTTTTCGCCTGTTTTGACGACAAGTTTGTAAGAAAGCGGCCTAAATGCAACATCGACAGAGGACTGTGTGACAGCCAAGGTTGCTCGGTTTCTGACTGGAACTGTTGTTGTTCCGCCGGGAACCGTTACTGTTATTGGTTCGCCAACCTTTGGTGTGTGGGTGTAGATGTTGTTTTCGCGGAAGTAGCGTGGAAGCCTGCCTTCGCCGACCCTCTGTTGTTTCCAAGTGTTGTAGCCGTATACACTTCCACGGTGGGATAAAATATGATTCAAAGAATATAAAAGTTCATATGTCTTAACCGATGCGTTGACGGAGATTGTATTAATATACGAACTGCTATAGAATGTATTTTCGGCAAAGCTACCTATGTCTGAATAATTATAATAGTTTCTAACATCTACCGTCGGTGGATAGCCGATTGTAAAATCACTCGCGCTAATTGGTTCAATAATTGTAGTGTTTATTCCAGCAAAATCTGTGGGCGCCGCTCCAGGCTGTGTGCGATCAAGAAAAACCCTTCGACCACCGCCGCCAGTGCCGATCGCGGTTACTAATTCACTCGCGCTAACAAAGTTGATCGCGCTGACGAGACCAGCGGAGGAGGACGCTAGACCGTCATAAGGAAGGTAGCCGTAGATGTCGCCGACTGTGGAGACATAAGACGCTGTGATCCAAGTGTACTGGAGGTCGGACTGTGGGTTCATGTGCTGGACATAGTAGTTGTCAAACACCGAAGAAGTCACAATGCCGCCGGCAGAACTTGACTCCAACTGCTTGATGCCGTTTCTGTTGATCTTATGAAAACTTGCCGTGACGCTTGTGTAGTCCAGGGCGGAAACTGCTGAACCGGAACGAAGGCCAAACTGCTCGGAACGCTCGGTGAGAAGAGTGCGGAGAGGCTGTCGGACTGTTAGGTTTCTGTAGTTTAGGTTGTTGTAAGGGCTCAACTCGGAAGAAACATAGTCAAGGCCCGCACCACCTTGAGAGTCGCCGGCAGTCTCTGGGCCGCCTGGGGCGGAGAAACGGTTGACGATGACGTGCTCTGTGCGTGCTCTGACGGGCTTTGCGTAGTCCACGAGGGCTTCGACATAGCCGAGAACATCAGAGGTCACAGAAGCGGTAGAGAAGCCCTCATTCTTGACGAACTGGGAGTTGTTTGTTCTGCGAGAGTTTGTCATAACAACTTCGTAACGCTTGTCGAAGTTGCCCATGCGGATCGTGTTAGAACCAGTCCTGTGCTGGATATTTTCGACGTTTACCGGACGCTTGATGCCCTCACCTCTGCGGTATTGTGGAGAAGCGGAGGGTCTTGTAAAGTTGTAATCAGCAGATGAGTAGTTTGTGCCGTTCCTGAACCAAGCCTCGGCCCTAGTTGTGGAAGAAGTTAGAGTAGGATCTCCTGTAAGATCTTCATGGCGATGTCTGTAACCGCCGACATGAGCGTCTGTAAACGGCCCCTGCATAGGAACATCGTACTCTGGTCCGTAAGAGTCGTTATGGAAACCGGCAAACTCAACACCAGCGGTGTCCGATCTGTAGCCAGTGGCCCCAGCAGAGGAGCTGTAGACCACAGCAAGAGGGTTGTTCTTGTTTGTTGAATAACCGTTCTGGTCCTGATCGTGTGTTCCAACAACCTCTTCATAACGACGCTTGATGGTGACAATGGGCTCGCCTGTTTCTGCAAGATCAAGATCCTTGAAGTCGCCATTTGAGAATGTTAGTTTGTTTGCGTTGCCTGTTCCGCGTCTTGTAATGGAGAATAGAGCGTCTGGTCTGTGCCCTGGTGGGTAGTTGTAGCCACCACCGATCTTCTTGTCTAGATGGACTGTTGTTCTTGTTGTCTGCGCAAAGTTGCGGAGAGCATAAGTAGAGCCGAAGTAAGTGTTTCCGATGCCCGTGCTCTCGTTGAACTCCTCGGCAGAAGCAGAGTTGAAACTTAGGATGATGTCGTTTAGATCTTGGCGGGCTGTGTCGATGGGGTCTGCCGTGCCAAAGGCTGTGTTGTCGCGCTTGGCTCGGTCTTTCCACCAACGACCACTTGTGCTTTGTAGGTTATTGAGCGGCGCGTGGCCAAACTCCCAGTTGTAAGTAAGTTCTTCAATGCCCTTGACCCTGGCTTCCAACTTGGCGTCGTCGCCACCAAAGCGTTCGTTGCCCTTGTAGTCAAGGTGCGGGTACTTGTGATCATATTTGGAACGGGAAAGGATATGATCTTCCACGACTGTTCTAATTTCGTCAGAAACATCGGCAGAAGCAGGGACGAGTTGCTGGAGGAAGATCCCAAGAGAGTTATCGATCCACTTGTAGTATTCGATGAACTTGTCAAGATCTGGGTTGTTTTGGATCTTTTCAAAGAAGAGTTGGCGTAGAAGGCGAAGACCCTTGTAGTCTCCACGATACTTGTTGACAACATCGCCAATGAGGTTATTGAACTCTACGATCGTTCCAAAGTAGTTTACCATTTCTTGGGAGACAATGCCATACATGCTCTTTTCGAAGGCAAAGAACATCTGCGAAACGGCAGCGTCTCTTGGATAAAGTTCGTCATCCCTAGAAAGAACATTGACAGCATCTGCGGAGTTCACAACCTCAGGTAAGCGCTGACGGTTTGTTGGTAGGAACTCCTTGTCGATGACGCTTGTGGAGGAAAGTGCTGCCGGGAAGTAGGCAACGCCTGCATATTGGCTGCCAATGATCGTCGAAAGGTTGCCGTCGTTGGAGTAGCGGGAGGCAAGTGAGACGGAGCCAGAGGAGGCGTCTTCAACCGTGAAAGCGCCACCTGCGTCGGTTCCTGTGACCTGTGCGAAGTCCCAGTGCATAGCGAGGGACTCGATATTTGGAATAGTCTGGTTGTCAACGCCGGAAGAGGTTGAATCAGCGTTGAAAGCGATGTTTCTGCTTGGGAACTTGGTTCCGACATTGGCTGGATCTTTCGCGTGCTCGACAATAACTTCGTTTTCGAGGTAAGAGGCCCAGTGACGAATAGACGTAACCTTGACATCTGAGTTTGTGACGACGGAGCCAGAGTAGTTTGTGCGATCTGCGCCGATGTAGTAGCGGCGATCGTTGGTAAGGTAGTCGTTTCCGAGGCCGCTTGCTGTAACTTCAAACTCGTTTTTGACAACGCCGAACTCTGTGTTGACACCGTACCATTCGAGGATGTGAGCGTTCGAGGTTGAACCAGTTAGACCATTAGAATAAGGGTACTTTTCGTGTTTGATGCGAACGGCAAAGTTCCACTTTTGGTTGTCGTAGACATTGCTGTAAACAGAACTTGTGAGGTTTAGTGTTCCTGCCCTGTTTCGGAGTTGGAAGTAGCCATCTCTTGAGTTTAGGTGGGTGCGGACAAAGTAAAGTTGGAAGTTCTTGTCGTCAGCAGCAGTAGCGAGCCAGTCAAAGTTCGTCTCGCCCTGTGAGTTGTGGTGTCCGAAAATGGAAGAACTTAGGAACGGAGTGTGAAAATACTGTGGGTTGCTGAACTCGTACTTTCTTGGGAAGAAAACCTCGACTTCGGCTGTGTTTGGAAGGTAGCGGTTCGTTCCCGTGACGTGTGTGATGCCAGTTGTTTCGGAGTTTGTAGCAGAAGAACTCTGGTAAACGATGCCACCAAAGCGATCTGGGTGGTTGAAATCAACAAAGTTCTTGCGAGTGATCGTGGAGTAATCTGTGTCCTCGAACTTGAACTCTGCGTTGTTGCCGTAAGCGTTGAACTGAACGACTTCATCGCCGATGCCATAGCAGCGAATAAGGTTTCTAAACGCCTTTTCCGTTCCCTTTGACTTGTAGATGTAAGTAAGGTTGTTGTAAATGTTCTGGTAAATGAGGTTCTTGACCTCGTTTAGATCGAGTTCGTAGGCCCTGTCCGACCTTCTGTTGGCGAAACGCTCAAGGATGTCCGCGTCAACGAAGATCTCTGGAACTTCAAGGCCCTTGGAGGAAAGCAAGTTGCGAGCGAATGGGGTTGGCTTGGCGCTGGAAGTTAGGTAAGTGTTGTCGGTTAGGTGCGGAAGTGCCTTGATCTGGAGGTTTAGTGTGTCAAAGTAGGAGCCGACGATCTGTGTGAGGCGCGTAACTTCGTTTGAGCCCTGTGTCTCGTCCTGATCGATGATCCAAGACGGAATGGAGTCCTTGATGCTTGCCTGGTTTTCATAGTCGTGGACGCTACCAGATGAAGAAAGTTCGTCGTAAAGTGCGCTCACATCCGGGTGTGTGGAATAAATAATCGGATCTTTGTACTCTACCGTGTCCGCAACGACTGCTGTGGAGGAGTCAATAGCGGATCCTGTGGAGCGGGCAGAGGAGCCAGGGTAGCCAACCCAGGTTCCGTTTGTTATGCGGCCAGAATAGTCAAGGACAACAGAGTCGGTCGCCGTGACGCTGGTTATGCCCTCGTTGAACTTGTAGTAAACACCGAGTTCTGCGTTGGCGATCTCTTCGTTTGTGCCGCCGCGAACCTGCGTCCACCAGTTGTTTTGGATGTCTTTCTCGTCTCGCTTGGACTTCCAGTAACGGAACTCGTCAATAGAGCCAGAAAGTTTACCGTAGCCGGTCATCGTCGTGCTGGCGAAGGCAGCACCGGACGGAGCGGTTTGTAGTGCCCCTATGAAAGCCTTGAGCGACCCTGTGACGGCTCCAAAGTCAATAGCCGATGTCGTGGTCTTATTTAGCGTGCCATCGACGTAAGCCTTTGTTGTGAGCCCCGTAGAGCCTGACTGAACTGTGACGGCGTAATGGTGCCAAGCACCGTCGGCGATGGATGCGGTTGTGTAGGCGCTGGAAAGTAGGCTAATGTCGGCTGTGTTGGAGCCGGATCCAAGGTGAAGGTAAAGCGGATCTGCACCGTCAGTGGCTCCGGTGACATAGAGGAGGAAGCGACCATAGCCGGCAGAGGAGGAAACTGAGCCGTTCCAAAGGTCAAAAATGACTTCTTTTTCGGTAGAAGCGGTAAGCCAGGTGTCTTTGTTTAGCCAGAACTCGACCGAGACACCCTTGGAGAGGTCATAGTTTAGGTTTGACTCGCGGGAACCAACACGGTCAAGGGCAAGCGTGCCGTCAGTGCCGTAAATGTCCGTGTCGTAGTAGTTGGAGCCGGTGAAGGTGTAGTGTAGTGTTCCGGCCGGCATGCCCCCAGAAGCGGTGTGTGGGCCGCCTACGAATGAAATATATTCAGGTGCAGAGGACGAACCCCAGCCGCTAACAAGTGAAGGTGTGGCACCGCTCCACCCATCGGAGGAGAAAATGGCATAGCCGGTTGTGCGTGGGTAGCGGTTGTCAAAAATGTAGAGATCAAGGTAGTTCGACTCGTTGTGGAAGCGAGTTATTTCTTCTTCGGAGCCGTCATAAGGAAACTCACGGTAAATGCGGGAAACGGCGTCTTCGTAATAGGACTGTGCCGAGCCGTAAGTGACGAAGTTTGCTGGATCGGCGAAGTCGACCGCTGGAATGTAGCGGTTGATGCGCTTGATCTGCTCTCTAACATTATCCGCAGACTCAAGTTCCGGGGCGTTTTTGACAACCTCTTCTTCGAGGTTTGTAGAAACTAAGACCGTTTGCGGCTTATTTGAGTCAAAAAGTTTTCTGATGCTCATTATTTATTCTGCCTTGATTCCACTTTAAACTTGAATGTTTCGGGCTGCTCGACCCAGGCTCCTATGTCTTGGTTATAGAATGAAAGTTTTATTCCATAGGAGTAGCCAGTTTCAAACATGCTCATATCTAAGTCAAAGTATGAACCAGAGGCGTCATAAGACATTACTGTTTGGTTGTCGCTGCCTGTCCCGTAAGAAACGACCTTGAGATCGTCTATCACTCTATAAATTTCGTAAGAACCACTTTCTATAACTTGAACTTCGGGTGTTGCCACCGCTCTTGTGTAAATAGTTGGGCTCCAATCTTTTTGGCGAGTGTAGATTCTAAACCTTGCCGTTTCGTCGTTACGGTAGGACTGGCGTAGGTTTGTTATTGTTAAAAAGTATTCATCTGCCGGGGCAACGGCGGACGGGTATAGGACAGAAGGCTCGAAAGAACCTGTGTAGAACTGTGTTCCGGATCCGTCGTTCCAAACATCAAAGACGGTCTCAAGTGGCGTAGATGCCGCAGTCATGGCGAAAGACGCCGAGTAAATGCCAGTTGAGACGTAGCCTCCGGTTACGAAGGTTGGTGAACCAGAAGACACATGGGTTCCGTCAGCAACAAGCGTGATGGCAGAGCCAGTTGGTGCCGTAGAGCCTGAATAAAGATTGACATAAATGGCACCTGTGCCGATGCTTGGGATGTTGCGGAGACGGCCTCTGAAATAGTTGTAAAGGTAGAGCGTCTGTAGGTTCTCGGCAGCAGTTGCGAGGGAACTGGAGTAATAGAAGTTGCCTCGATCGTCTTGGACGGAAGAGTTCCAGCGAGCCTCGATGCAGGGCTTTTTGAAGAAGAACTCTGTGCCTCGGGCAAAGAACTTCTTGGTGTAGTAGGAACGAGTTGCGGTTTCGTAGGCACTTGAGATTTTGATGCCAACACCCTCGTCTTCCTTAGAGCCGAGAACATTGCCGGCGCTGTCAAGCCATTGTTCGACGAGTGTTGTGATGTCGAGTTCTATGTCTTCTGTTCCATCGTCAAAAGAGGCGGTGAAAGATGAGGATGCATCTGTAAAGTAATCGCCGCCTGCCGTAGTCCAGCCTGTCACGCCGCTTGAGGTAAGCCAGTTGGAGACACCCTTGTCCCTGTAGGCTTCCATGTCGAGCCCTGTGCCCTCGGTCCAAGATCCGGAAACTGCGGAAACATCCATCGTGTAAGACTTTGGTAATGTTTGTCCGTGTGGAGCATTGTAGAGGCGAAGGTAAAAAGAAACGCTGCCGCTTGCTGGAATAACACCTGAAGTTCTGTCTGCTTGGATCGAGTTTGTGGATGCTGTGCAGTCAAACTTGATTAAAGCCCTTGATGCCTCAGCGGAAGCAGAGGATGCCTGACCGTAGATAGAGAAAACCTCAAGGATGTCAGCAGCGCCCATGTTGGCGTCTGTCCCACGAGTTGTTAGGTTTTCCTCAAAAGCGTTTGTTATTGTGTTGTCTTTTGAAGCGTAGTATCTTTTGATAGCCATTATCTTACGGTTCCTCTAATGTCAATTCTTGGGAACTTGATCTCAAGGATCACGTTGTCGGGGACTGAAAGGTAGCGTCCGTCGAGGGACATGAACTGGTCAATGTTGAGAGTTGAGGAAGAGTAGTTCGTTCCCCTCTTGCTAACTAGTTTGACCTTCGCTGTATCTGCTACGCCTCTCACCTTATTGAGGGCGGTGAATACATCCGTTATGTAAAAACGCTCGCCGATGAACATTGTCTTTGATCCGAAAGCAGCAACAAGCGCTGTTGTTGCGTTGTCAAGGACTTCGAACTTGCTGATCTCTTCGGAGGCGACAACCTCAAACTCGATGCCGACATTAACGATCTTGGCGTCAAGGATGTCAACTGTGTCGTTGATCATTCTGTAGCGGTTAAGGTGGATCTTGAGGTTTTCTTTCAAAGCGGAGTTAGACTGAACCAACTTGCCCTGTGCATCTTCGGAGATGACGTAGACATTTAGGTTTCGCTTGATCGAGTCTTGGTCCCTTAGGACGCGGCAGCGCTTTACTGCTCCAAGGTGGCCTGGCATTGCGTAAACCATCGCTTCGTAGTCTGTGGAGGTGACAGCACGGCTTTGGGCTGGGAAGATGTTTAGGGCTTGCTGCCTTACTTCCTCAACATTTGGGTTTCTCACTGAACCAACGATCGGCTCTTCGTTGAAACACTCAAAGGAAGCAGCAACTGTTCTTGCTGTTGAGTCGTTCGCTATGCTTGGGTTGTTGAATTCAACGAGTGTGCTCGTGATCCTGTTGACCGCTCCGATGGCTGCGTTGGCGTTGTTCGACGTGTTCAGCCTGTAAGTGATGGTTAGAGTTGTGTTTGCTGGCCCAATGCCCAACTTGTCTGAACCCACAAGATCGGATGGGTCGAAAATGGCGTCTGTGACATAGTTCTTTGCCTGCCTTTGAAGGACAACATTTGACGGTTCAGCGAGGCCAGGTGTTGCAATCTCTGTGTCGGAACCAAAGCCAAATTGTAATGTTGTTGTTCTTCTGTTTTTGGTGACTGTAAAACGACGAGTTGCGTTGAAAGGTCTTATTAGAGAAGGGGCATTGTCCCTGGTGTTCTCGTCTCTGTTTGGGACTGCTTTGTAGACCACATCTTGTGAAAGATATTCGACTTCAAAGTATTCGTGACCCTCCGAATCAAAAACACTGATGATTTCAACTAGGTTCGGCTCGCTTATGCGGACCTTTTTGAAACGCTCAAACGCGCCGATGTCAATATTTGTTACGCCAAACTCGCCTGAAATAACCTGTCCCATTGCCTTTATTGCATAGTTTGATGGGTTTCCTGTTGCGTCATCAATGTTTGCTGCGACGACATCGTTAGAAGGCTCGTCAAAACGGATGTCTTCCAGAAGAATGAAACTTGCACCCGAGGTGGAGGAGAAGGTCGTGTTTCTCTTGAGGATGGGCAAGTAGTCGTTGTTTGGCCCAAGGCCCACCGAGTTTGCCGGGACGACGGCATAAACCGAGACCATCCCTGTTGTGGAGTTTGGTCCTGTAAACTTGTAGCCCGCCTGTCTTGCAAGGCGAAGAACATTGTTGTATTCTGAGGCGGTGTCAAGGAATGACTCATTCACCTGATAGTCAAGGTAAAAAGACATAATATCGCCGACGTAGGCGACTGTATCGAGCATTAGAGAACCAAAAGACGCCTCGCTAAAGTCTTTGAAAGTGTCAGGGTAGTATCTCTTTGTGTAATTTATGAGATCATCGCGAATAGAACTAAAGTCGCGACTTGTGTAGTCAATAGGAAATGTTCTTTTGGCCATCTAAAAGGTTCTCCAGTTATAAATAGTATAAAACTTAAGTTGAAACAGGAATAGTTAGGTCCGAAACAACATTGGCTGATGGGACTGAATAGCGAATTCTTATGAGGACTCTTGATTTATCCGTCTCCACTACGGAGCCGACGACCTCCGGACTGTCAACGCTCAAATCTAGGATCCTAATGTAAGGGAGATATGTTGACACCTGCTGTTCTATTCTGCTTCGTATCACCCCCAATGTTGACGTTGTGTTCTGTTCGAATAGGTATCTTCTTATTCCAACACCAAATTCTGGGAACATTATTCTTTCCCCAGGAGAAGTTAAAATAACCATTCGCAAGTTTTGTGCGGCCACTTGCGTAAGCGTCCTATTCAGCCCGTAAGCGCCGTCAATCGGATCTATTCTAAGTGGTAGCGCAACAGATAGTCCCTCTGCCATAACTCTCCTCCTTTATTCGCATTCCTCTCCGTCCTTGTTGAACGGGCGACTCAATAGTCTTCCTCTCTCCCACCAACGTAAGCCGTCTTCGAAGTTAACCTTTGGTTTAATTAGTTCTCTAATAGAATCTGGACCTCTTTCAGGGTCGGTTGGGTTGCCAGCATCGAAATCAATGGCCTGCGATGACTCATAAAGGCTTGTGAAAAGGATTTTTGCTTTTTGTCTTGAATCCTTGAAAGCCTGCGGGCCGCGAACCCACTTTCTAAACTTCTTGCCCTTTCTACCGCCGGCAACTTCCCACATGTCTCCACCCTCGCTTGGCCAGCCACTGTTGCCGATGGCGTCAAAAAATGACATGGTGCTGTGGACTGCGAGGAGCGAGGTGTATCTTGGGATGGGGAAAATGTACTTGAACAATGTCTTGTACTCTGGGGTCTTTACGAGTTCTTCAATGAGACAGTAGACATCGTAAGAGTTTGGATCAAAGTTGGTAAACTCCTGATCTGGAATTGGGAGTTCAGCGGAAGCGATCGGGATTAGGACTCTTTTGTTGTCACTCTTGCTTGTTACTCTGAAAGCCTTGTTGTTCATGATCTGCTCTTGCGTTATAAGTTCTCTGTTCATTTCAACGAATGGCCCATGAGACGCCCTTGTCGGCATGTAGCAGATTCTCAAACCAAACTTCCAGCCTTCGACCGGAATGTTGTGAACGTGTCCGTTGTCTTCTGTGTTTAGCCTTGACCTCTGGACTTCCCCGTTTACAATCTCGTGGTAGTGAGTGTTGCCGAGAGCGTCGGTGTGAACTGACGTTCTTCCGTTGCCCTTGAAGTCAATTTCGTAGGTGTGGTTGTGGTTTTCGATGAACTCGGTCTCGCCAGAAGGTGTTGGCTCGCCCCAGAACTCCGAAATGTCGCCCTTTAGACCTTCCGCCTTCTTTTCCTTGACATAACGATCCCAATCGTTGATGTTGACAACATTGTAAAGGTTTTCTGCTCGCTTTGAAACCCCCTTGACTCGGCGCGACTTGTCTTCGATCTTGATGTACTTTTCAAGAACAAATGGCCACTCCGTGTCTGGCTGGGAGCGTTTGAAGTTAGGGTTGAAACCCTTTGGACGAAGTTCGCCGTTGGTCTTCAACTTTTGGATGTTGTGTGTCGTTCCGTCTCTCGGATCCGACTGGACATCGAATGGGCCGCCTTCAAATACTGAACCTCGGATCCACTCGTTGTTTACGCAGAAAAGGTGGTCCACGTTTGTCACAAGAGCAGGGAGAGTTGAGACAAACTTACTCTTTAGAGCCTCAAGTTCCTCTCTGATGTAAGGACCAAGAAGGATGAGGGCGTCTGCTTCGTTCTCTCTTAATGTCTGCTCAAACGCCAATTTCTTGGCAGCCTTTGCCTGAGCCTTGCTAAATCTGGAACTTCCTGAGCCCACCTGAATGACCTTGCTCGAAGCCGGTGTTGTGAAGAATCTTTTGAATGCATCCTGCGTTTTGATGGCAACATCAGAAAGAACTTCCGGCTGGCCGGCAAACTCTCTATAAAAGCCGTTAACAGTTCGAATGATTTTATTGAGGGCCTCTTCTTCTGCCGTACTAAAGTCTCCATCTGCGGCGCCGGACTCGCTCTCTCTTGTAAGCATTCCAGCATCAATCTTCCTTACCGTGTTGTTGACAACCTGCTCGATGAAGCGGAAGTAGTATTCTTCGTCTGTGGCGTTTGAACGACGAACACCGTCCTGGTAAAGTCCCTGCCTCATTCTTTCTGCGATGAAAGACTCAAGCAAGTTGTCGTAGTTTACATCATTGATCTCAAAAGCCGTGAAAATGGGTGTGGCGCGAAGAAACACGTCGAGAGCATAGATCCTAATTATTGCTCGGATTGCTCCTTCCATTCGGCCGGCGTCTTCCGGTGCCAAGATCCTGTCAAAAGGAGCCTCAACGGCACATAGCGGATCTCCTTGGAGTCGCTCATCTCTTGGGACTGTGTTTGTGAAATTATCGACAACCTCTTTTACATCAGACAGTTCAAAGATCGGCCTTGACGATGGTTCACAGCCGTCCAACTCTGGAACGAGAGCCTCTGCTATGTCCATCCAGCCGTCATAACGACGGGCTTGGACATAGAATGGTCGTGGAGCGTTCTTTGGATCCCTCTTGCCCAGGAGGCCACCGTACTTTTCAGCATCCATGTATTGTATTTTTGGCTGTTTGTAGGGGTCATAGCCAAACTTGAAAGCCTTTGAAAACTGGTTTAGGTCGATTTTGTTTCTTCTGTCTTTGTTTTGGTTTTCTTTTCTTTTACCAACATCATAGTCTTCAGGTGCTTTTTGACCCTTATTACCCTTTCCTGTTTGGCCTGTTGAAATAAGGTAAGAAAGCCTTTGCAAGAAACCAGAGTTTATGGAGTCAAAAACATTTATTTTTTCATCTGGTGATTTTGGACCCTTGAAGTATCTTCTTAGCCCTGCCTCCGATGAAACCTCTCTTATTCTCCTATCTGTGCTGTCTGTTACTTCTTGATAGATGCTTTCAAAATATCTGAAAAGATATTCTATCTGGTAAGAATCTGGAATGTCGTTTGAAACATCTAGCGATTCAAGAAGTCTTACAACATCTTGGTCATCAGTTCCTCTGATCTTAAGGTCATAACTTGTGAAACTGTACTCATCGTTAAGGATCGACTCGGGAGGTAGGTCAGGCCCAACCTTCTTTATTTCATTTTTCTTTAAAGGATCGCCCTTGACACTCCTAATCTCTTCAACAACTTTGAGGTTGTAAACATTATCTTTGATCAACTCCCCGTCTTCATCAAACAAGTTATAATCATATTCCACGGAAACTGCGTAAGGGGAGCCCAAGCTCTCTCCTTTGTTGTTTTCAACTGGGAAAGACTCGTACTTTAAACGAACATCTGCGGAAGAAGTGTCTGGCGGTTGTAGGAGTCTTGCCTTTTTGCCGAAAGCCTCAACAAAAGAGTTGTGCTCCTCAGGGTCAAACCTTTTTCCTTCAATTCTGATATCTTTTAACTTCCTCTGTAGATCTTTATCCCAATTTTTTGGTTTTTTGTTTCCTGATAAGACGCCGGCAACACTTAAATTCTTACCATTTAGGGCATTAAATGTTCTCTCTTCTGGGGAGTGGACCTTGTGTCCGATTGTCTCTTTTGTCGGGTCTGGTCCAAAGATTTCCCTTTCGGCGCCGACTAATAGTTCATCTGCTGCTCTTTGGTATTTTTGTGGCCAGGTCGTTCTTCTATCATAGTTGAACTCATCAATCCAAAGCCTTAGGTACTTCTTTCGTGCTTTGATTCTTTCTCTGTTCTTCTTTTCTATCTTTTCAAGTTCCCTTAGGGCCTCGTCAATGCTGTCGTAGCCGCCCGGAATGTTGACGGTCTTGAACTCTGGCTCAAATGTTCTGTAGTTTTGCGCAAGCCAGGCGCCGACTGTTGGAGGGTAGCCGCCTCTGGAGTAGTTAGCAAAGTTTCCGAGTTCGTCATCAGTAAGCTGATTACCATAAATGTCTATCGGTGTACCCTTTCCAGTTGAGCCGGGGGCGCGAACAGCGCTGTCGCTGTAAGTTTCAAAGAATCCAAGGTCTTCTGCCAACGGAGCACCAAAGTTTCTGATCACGAAGTTGTGCTTCTTGAACGGGCGCCCCATCGTGTCAGAGAGGACTGCATTTAGAACACCACCATGGCCTGTGAAAAAGTTGATATTCCCCATAAGGTCTCGCAAGTGTGCTTCCTCAACTCTGTCAAATAACACATTTGTAACCTGGGAGTTTGCGTCTGCAAGGAACGGATCTGTTGCTGGGAGGAAGCCGTTTGGCGGACAACCAGCACCAGGCTCACTGTTGAGTGGCGGGAAGTTAGACATTGGGCCGTTTTGTAGGAGGTCAAGGAGATCTTGGAGATCCTGAACCGCCTGGTCCTTTAGTTTGTCTAACTCTTCGCGGCATTGGCGTTTTGTAAGTCCCTTCTGTCCGAGAAGATCACAGCGTAGATCATCGATCCTTGTTAGGACTTCTGGGGCACACGGGTAAATGGGTTGTAGAGCAGCCGGGGTTGTTCCTATGACATCGCGAAGACGATCGAGATCTGGGATGAATGTGCCGAGGGCTGGGAAGAAATTCTGAATAGATCCTGGGTCACTAAACACATCACGGATGCAAGGAGAGTTGCTGGTTGCTGCGACTTCAAGGGCAAGCCTGATCGTCTCGTCGTTTGCCTCGCCAGCAAGGAGTTGAAGAAGTTGTCCCTGTGTAAGCATGAGGGACATGTCTTCGATGAAGTTTGCCATCTCTTGGTTAGAGAGTTCCTGCAAGCATGGATAGTTGTCGCCACCAAGAACCGAGAACAGTTTCTGTAGGGATTCAAGTAGATCCTCTTCTGTCGCCTCTGGGCAAAGGTTTTCGCGGAGAAGGTTTAGAAACTGGTTGTTGCCGGAAGCAAGACCAGCCAAGTTTGCCCCAAGAGCAGCGAGAGTCTCGCACGCAAGGGAAAGCAGTTTGTCGAGGATGAACTTTAGAATCTGCGCGAAAATAGCAAGAGCAGTGTCGATGATAGCATTTACAAGAGCAAGCAGGAGCCTTGTGGTGAGATCCTGTAAGAAAGCACCAATGCCGTCGCCCTTAGAGAAAACTGGAAGGGTAAGATCGGCATCCCACTGACAAATATCAAACTCCAAAGTGTTTAGAAAGTTGTCAAGCCTTGGGTTCGCCTTGATTGGGGAATTGATTTTGCAAGGACTATTTTTTAGAAGTCTTGCGACAATGGGTGCGCCTGGGATCCTATTCATTGTCTGAAGCAAAGAGTCCGCCCCAACCATGTCAAGGATCACTCTGCGGTAAGCATCTACAATTTCTTTTTGGATATTACCCAAAGCCTCACCATAAGTTCCGCCTGAACCTTGTGATGGGTTTCGTTGGTTGAAAGCAAGTTCACCTTCCGAGTCCAGGCCGAAGCCGCCGACACTTTCACTGTCGAAGACAAAGTTTTTGTTGAAATCTTTTAGTCTTTGTAGGAGTTCTTGTTCTGACTCTGAAGTCTGTTGAACCGCATAAAAACCAACTGCTGGATTGGCATTTGGCGCCGTCTCGTAAAAGCCGCTTGACAATAGTTGTGAATAGGCATCGAAATTAGTCGGAGAACTATTTTCCCCTAAGTCTCCTGCATTTAGCCTTCCTGCTAAATCAACCAACTCGGGGGGTGCCACTATGTCGAAGCCAGTAGAATCCAGTTCTGCAATGGCCTCTTCATATTCAGTAGTCCCAGGCTGTAACGTCCCGTCTGCTATTTGGTTTGCAAGTTTACGTTCTCTTAGTGAGAATGTGCCGCCTGAATAGTTGCCTGCTTGGTAACCGATGTCCCATGGTGCAGGAACGTCGCCTAATTCTGCCTCAATCCTGTCTGCAATGCGGCGTTGCTCTTCTGGCGGAAGACCAAGGAAAGTTCTTCCAAGGTAGTTATCGTCCATCGCGCCAAAGGCAGCCTTTGCAAGAGCCTTTGTTGAACTCTCCTCTCCCATGCCTTTTGCAACACAGTCAGCGGCTGCTTTGATAAGTGCGAGCCAACCACACCAACCAATGCGGTCATTGACGCGAGCCATAAAGCCTTTTTGTTTGTCTCGGTAGAGTTCTCTGAAATTTCTTCTAACCTCTCTTCTGTTCTTGGGAGTGTTTTCTATTCCGAAATCTTCATTACTGGCAGAGAACGCGCCTCCAAAATCAAGGCCGTCTTCCGAAAAAAACTGGTTTGTATCAGATCTTGCTGCCTTTGCTGCTGCTCCGATCTCGTCTAAAACAATCGCGAGGTAAGGATCGGACACTGCAATCTTTCTTTTCGCTTCAGCAACAGAAGCATTTAGAATCTCCTCTGCTCGCTTAGGTGTTGTTGCAAATGCCTGGCCTGCC